CTTAAGAAAGTAAAACCAACATCTAAGATTAAAATCAAGAACAGAGTCAAAACTCTGATTGTTGACAAGTCAAACAACCAAGCATCTGGTATCGGATCCACAACTCTGAATGATGGACTTGATTATGGAAATGGAAATTATCCATATGGAACAAGAGTTCAGGATCATACAATTTCTCTGAATGTTCCAGATGTCATTGAGATTCATGGTATATTTGAATCTGCAGATACAAATAATGCGACTGCTCCAAAGGTTACTCTGTCCGACATTAATAGTACATCTACAACCACTGCTGAATTGTTGGTTGGAGAATCTTTTATTGGTGAAACAACGGGAGCTGAGGCAATTGTTGCAGAAAAACTGACCTCTGGACAAATTTCGTTCATCTATAAGAATGATATTCAGTTTGCAGAAGGAGAAACTGTCACCTTCCAAGAGACTGCAATTCAGGGAATTGTTTCTACTTTAAATTCTGACAGTTTTGATATTTCTGGAAACTTTAAGTTTAGAACTGGTCAGGAAGAAACTTTCTATGATCATGCGAGACTTGAAAGAAAAGAGGGATCTGTTGCACCTGCCAAAAAACTCAAGATCTACTATCTGAGTGCTTCTTATGAATCTACTGATAATGGTGATATCACAACTGTAGAATCATATAAGAATTTTGATTATGCAACTCAGATCAAATCCGTAAATGGATTTGCAAACTCTGATATGATTGATATTCGTCCAAGAGTTTCAGAGTACACTGTAGCGGAAGGTGGTAGATCACCACTGGAATTCCTTGGAAGAACATTTAATGCCGCAGGAAACTCTGCAACTAATGCTTTATCATCCGATGAGGCAATTCTTACAACATTCTCTCATTATCTTGGTAGAATTGATAGAGTATTTTTAGACAAGAAAGGTAAGTTCCAAGTTGTATATGGAACTCCATCAGAGCTTCCTCAGAGACCAAACCCAATCGATGAAGCACTTGAAGTTGCTGAAATTACTCTGCCCCCATTCTTATACAATGTCAAGCAAGCATCTCTTAGATTCTTAGAACATAAGAGATTCAGAATGACTGATATTAAGAAACTTGAAAATAGAATTTCAAGTCTTGAATATTATACATCTCTTTCCACTCTGGAAACTACCACTGCAAACATGTTTGTTGCAGATGCTGATGGTTTGAATAGATTTAAGTCTGGTTTCTTTGTTGATAATTTTACTGGATTTACACCACAAGAAGACGGACTTAGAATTAAAAATAGCATTGACAGGGCACACAAAGAATTAAGACCAAGACATTACACAAACTCAGTTGATCTTATCTTCGGTCCAGTTGTTAATACTGATCCAACAGCAGATCTCAACTTTGCTACTATTGAAGGTAATAATATCAGAAAGGCAAATGATGTAATTACTCTTGATTATAGTGAAGTTGAATACATCAATCAACCATTTGCTACCAGAACTGAAAGTGTTACTCCTTTCCTGATCAGTTTCTGGCAGGGAACGATGGAACTTACTCCCGCCTCTGATACCTGGGTAGATACTGTACGTCTTGACGCAAAAATTATTGATGTTGAGGGAGATTATGCATCAACAGTTACTCTCCTTGAAAGAACTGAAGGTCTTGACCCACAAACTGGTTTTGCTCCTATCGTTTGGAATGCATGGGAAACTAACTGGACTGGATTTGAATTTAATGAGTCTACAAGAAGAAGAACTCAAACTACAACAGGTGGTAGAAGAGGTGTTGGTGGTTGGATCAATAACTTTAGTGGAGGTTTTGGAAACCCTGCAAGAATTCTTGAAACTACAACTACAACTACTATAGAGGACACGTTAAGAGAAACTATTCAAACTGGAGTTGAATCAAGAACTGGTTTACAGACAGTTGTTACTGAACAGTTTGATAGAGAGTCTGTTGGAGACAGAACTGTAAGCAGAGACTTGATCGCAACCATGAGATCAAGAAACATTGAGTTCGTTTCTAAGAGAATGAAACCATTGACTCAAATGTATGGTTTCTTTGATGGTGAAAATGTAACCAAATATTGTGTACCTAAACTTCTTGAGATTGAAATGACATCTGGAACATTCCAGATTGGAGAAACTGTAATTGGTAGAATGGTTGATACTGGTCTTGGTCCAGTTGAAAGAGGAAGAAGACCAAGAATTACATTTAGAGTTGCCCAATCAAACCACAGAGAAGGTGAATATAATGCACCTGATCAAGTGTTTAGAGAGAATCCTTATAATGGATCTCCTCTTCCTGCTGTGTATTCTGCAACTGCAACCATCCTAAACGTCGATACATTCTCTCTGTCTAATGAAGCACAAGGAGAATACAGTGGTTTTGTTGCAGAAGGAATGGTCCTTAGAGGATCAACCAGTGGTGCTGAAGCAACCGTTACCAATGTAAGACTTGTCTCTGATCTTGCAGCAAATCTGACCGGTAGTTTCTTCATTCCAGATCCAAACATTCTTACTCATCCAAGATTTGAAACAGGAACTAAGGTCTTTACCCTGACCAATGATATTGATAATGATCCAAACGTAGCAACTACAATTGCTGAAGAATCATTTACAGCTTCTGGAACACTTGAAACAGTTCAAGAAAATATCATCTCGGTCAGAAATGCAAGAGTTGAACAAAGACAAGAATTCCAAGAAAGAAACGTAAACAGAAATCTTGGAACAGAAGTTGTAGGATCTCAGGTTATCAATCAAACTTCTCAAGAAAATATTGTTGGATGGTATGACCCTCTTGCACAGTCTTTCTTAGTTGAAGAAGAAACTGGAGTATTCGTAACCAAGTGTGATGTCTACTTTAGAACAAAGGATGATAACGACGTTCCCCTGGTGTTCCAACTTAGAACAATGGAGAATGGATTCCCAACTCAGAAGATTCTTCCTTTCTCTGAGATTGTTGTTGATCCTGCAGACATTGATACTTCTGATGATGGATCTGTTGCAACTACGATTGAATTCAAAGCACCAGTATTCTTAGAAGGTGGTCAAGAGTATGCAATTGCTCTTGCATCTAACTCAACCAAGTACAGTGTTTATATTTCAAGAATTGGCGAGAATGATCTTCTCAGTGATACATTCATCTCCAACCAACCATATCTTGGATCTCTGTTCAAGTCTCAAAACGCATCGACTTGGGAAGCAAGTCAATGGGAGGATCTCAAATTTATTATGTACAGAGCTGACTTCCTTGACTCTGGAACCGTTGACTTCTATAGTCCTGAACTGACTGAAGGTAACAGACAGATTCCAACTCTCCTGCCTGATGCAATTGAACTAACTTCCAGAACAATTAGAGTTGGTCTTGGAAGCACAGTTGCAGACTCTGGATACGAACTTGGAAATACTTTCTTCCAACAGACAACTAATGCAACTGGAGATTTAGTTGGAACTGCAGGAACTGCTGTTGGCACTCTTACCATTTCAAATGCTGGTATTGGTTTGACTCCAAATGACGGATCACTTACCTTCACGGGAGTTAATCTTGTAACTCTGACTGGTAATGGTAGAGGTGCTCAGGCTGAGGTCACTGTTTCTGATGGAGTAATCGTTGCAAGTGGTGCAACCATTAGCAATGCAGGTGGTAATGGATATCAAGTCGGTGACGTTCTTGGAATCACAACTATCGGTAATGCATCGGTTGGTAGAAATGTAAGACTCACTGTTACTGGTATTGGACAGACTAATGAACTTATCCTTGATAATGTTCAAGGTGAGTTCTCAGTTGGTGCTGCTAAGACTATGATGTATATTAACAGTGCTGGTATTACCACTGAACTCAACTATGGATTACCTGGCGGAGAAGGTGGTGACATTCAAATTTCAACCATCAATGTTGATAGTGATGGACTTCATCTGAAAGTCAATCATCAGAACCACGGAATGTATTTCCCCGATAACAGAGTCATCATTTCTGGAGTTTCTCCCGATATCAAACCAACGAAACTGAGTGCATCTTATGCATCTGATTCAACTGGTGGACTTTCTGTTGATAGTGCTACTAACTTCACATCTTTTGAGAATGTTGGTGTTGGAACTACCAATACTGGATATCTCATGATTGGTGAAGAAGTTATTGAATATACCTCTGTTAATGGTAACACTATTGGCGGAAATATTGTAAGGGGAGTTCAGGGAGATGGCCCTATCACATATCCAATCGGAACTCCTGTATTCAAGTATGAACTTGGTGGAGTTAACTTGAGGAGAATCAATAAGACTCATACTCTAAGTGAAGTTTCTATCGGAAACTCGATTACTTATGATTCTTACAACATTAAGTTAGATATGTCTGAGAAGTTCAACTCAGATAACGATGACAGAAGTAACGATGTTGGTTATCCAAAACTTTATATTGGTGCAACTAAGTCATCTGGTGGAACTAAGATTAAGGCAACTCAAAATATGCCATTTGAAATCATTACACCAATTGTTCAAAATGTTACCACAAGAGGAACTTCTATCAGTGCAGAAGTAAGAACTGTTACTGGTAAGAGTATCAGTGGTAATGAGATTCCTTATGTTGATAATGGATTTGAACCTCTGGTAGTCAATACACCAAACTATCTTGATTCTACCAGAATGATTTATTCTAAGGTGAATGAAGATGAGAAGTTGGGTAATATTGAGGGATCTAAATCTCTTCAAATGAGAGTCAACATGGTAACAACTGATTCTCATATTTCACCTGTTCTTGATGGTCAGAGAGTAAGCACCATTCTCTCCTCTAACAGAGTGAATGATGTGATTTCTGATATTGCAACAGATTCAAGAGTGAATGGAGTTTTTGATGATCCAACAGCTTGTCAGTATATTTCTAAAGAAATCAAACTGACAAACCCTGCAACTTCGCTGAAGATTATCCTTGATGCCCACATCAATGATTATTCTGGAATTAAAGCTTTCTACGCGATAAGCAACAAAGATGGATTCAATCCAATCTTTGTTCCATTCCCTGGATATGCCAATATTAATTCCAGAGGTCAAATTATTGATCCTGCTAATAATAATGGAGATCCAGATGTATTTGTAGGTACGACTCCTTCATTTGGATTTGATAGTGGATCTATTGAGTTCAAAGAACACACCTTCAGTGCTGATCAACTACCAACCTTTAGATCTTATAGAATTAAGATTTTACTTACTGGAACAAATCAAACTTATGTTCCAAGAGTTAAAGACCTTAGAGTTCTCGCCTTAGCATGATGCATAAAGTGAAAGACCACGCGGATCTCAGACGGGATCCGCGTACAGGAGCAATAATGAACATGAATTCTTTAGATCATGAAAAATATGTTGCAAGACGTGAAGTGAATGATAAAGAGCATCAAAAGGTACAAACAATTGAAGATGAAGTTGCTAACATGAAGGATGATATTAACGAAATTAAGTCACTATTAAAGGAGTTAATCAATGGATCCAAATAATATTAATTTAGATAATCTATCTAAAAGTTTTGAATATACTAAGTTGGCAAGTGAAATAGATAGTTGTAGAGATATTGAGCAAATCAAAAATATTGCAAAGTGTTTTTGTAAACTTTATTATAAACAACAAGAAACAATGGCAGCAATAGGTATTCCAAATGGCAACTAAAAACGTAACCTTTGATCCTGATGCTGGCGTACCAAAAGGTGTGAATCTGACCATGTATGGTGGTTCAGATTTTGAAGTTAATTTAGTTGTCAACACAACATCAAACGCAGCATTTGATTTAACAAACTATAGTGGGTCTGCCGCCATGTCTAAAAGCGTGGCAGTTGGAGCTACTCTTGGTATTACGTCATCTTTTACCGTTGGATTTACCAGTGCGTATGATGGCAAATTATTACCGTTGGATTTACCAGTGCGTATGATGGTAAATTAAAAATATCATTAGGTGCTGTTAATACAAGAGCAACAGCAGAAGGTAGGTACGTTTATGATGTTTTACTTAAGCACGAAGTCGGTAGTGGATCAACAGTTCATCCTTTGATATCTGGAAACATTTTGGTTGTTAATCCTGTTTCATCAGCACCCTAAATATAGTTGAGGAATTAGTGTATACATGGCTCAACCAGCAAGTAGGTCGGACCTAATAAACTATTGTAAAAGACAACTGGGAGCACCAGTTTTAGAAATCAACGTTGCGGAAGAGCAAATTGATGACCTAATAGATGATGCATTGCAATATTTTCACGAAAGACACTTTGATGGCGTAACTCAAACGCTTTTAAAATATAAGATAACTGAAGCAGATATTAATAGAGGAAGAACAAGAGGTAATAATAAAGCAGTTGGTATTGTAACCACAACTGCTGATGCCACAATTGATGGATCCTCAGTAACCTTTTCGTTTGAAGAAAATAGTAATTATCTTCAGGTCCCCCCAGAAGTCATTGGGATAACGAAGATCTTCAAATATGACGGGTCACAGACTGTGACTAACAACATGTTTAGTGTGAAATATCAGATGTTTTTGAATGATATTTACTACTATGGTTCCACTGAACTGTTGACATATTCTATGACTAAAAGATATTTGGAAGATATGGATTTTCTTCTGAATACTCAAAAACAAATAAGATTTAATCAGAGACAGAACAGACTATATCTTGATGTTGACTGGGGAGATGTCACACAAGATGATTATTTGATTATTGACTGTTACAGATTACTAAATCCAAATGATTACACAAGAGTTTGGAATGACTCTTTCTTGAAGAGATATGTTACTCAACTGATCAAACGTCAGTGGGGACAGAACCTCATGAAGTTCCAGGGAGTAAAACTTCCTGGTGGAGTTGAACTTAACGGTAGACAGATTTACGACGACGCACAAAAAGAACTTGATACTATTAGGGAGGTAATGTCCAACACTTACGAACTTCCTCCCTTAGACATGATCGGTTAAAATTATGCTTAATCCGTATTTTCAACAAGGATCAAGGTCTGAACAAAATTTAGTTCAAGATCTAATCAACGAACAGTTGAGGATGTATGGTGTTGAAATACACTATCTTCCAAGGAAGTATTTGTCCGAAAATACTATTATTAGAGAAGTAATACAATCTAAGTTTGATGATGCATATCCAATTGAAGCATATGTAGATAACTTTGATGGGTATGGAGACAATACAACTATCCTCTCAAAGTTTGGTATTCAAGCAACAAATGAAATAACTTTAATTATTTCAAAGGAGAGATTTGAGACTTATATTTCTCCTTTAATTAAAAACGAGCAGAACATCAAATTATCAACCAGACCAAAAGAAGGAGACTTAATTTATTTTCCTCTTGGCGATCGTTTGTTTGAAATTAAATTTGTAGAGCACGAGAAACCATTTTATCAGTTACAGAAAAACTATGTTTATGAACTGAGGTGTGAACTCTTCCGTCTTGGTGATGAAGTTATCGATACTGGTATTGATGAGATTGATGATACTCTCACTGGTGGAGAGTCTGATGGGCTTACTGAAGATGGAATTTCTACTCTAATAGGAGCATCTCAAACTTTAACCTTAGTTGGAACTG